CCATACTCCACAGGAGTAGGAGGATTCTTAGTGATTGATTTATCAACCTGTCCGATTCCGCTTAAAGAAGCACCGTTCCCTTTAACTCTAGTAATAGTTGTAGATGTTCCAGGGTTAAGTGACATAATTAGCTACGTGCTGAGGTTAGTTCAATTGCACCTGCAGGGTTAAGTGTACCTACACCCATTGCGAGGCGTCCTACGAGTACATCACCCTGGTATAAAACGGATACATCACCACCTGTAACTTGGACTTGAGGGCCAATTGCCTCTACAATTCCAGCTGCATCGCGCTGATAAATCAAACCACAGTGTGTAGAGAAGTCTCCATTATAAGAGTTATTCTCACCGGACACAGCGTTAACAGTACCAGCCAAGAATGGAAGGTTGTTAGAACGCTTAATAGAAATACCTGCTATTTCATATAGACCTTCACCAGAGTTAAGGTTACCTTGTGAGTTACCATAGTCTCTGTTTAGGATGTTAGAACCAACTTGTGAGACAAGAGCATAGTACTGACGTGGGTTTAGTACGGCTGTACGCCCTGTCTTAGGAAGATTCTTTTCATCTAGCACAGCTGCTGCCTCGAAGAAGGCATCCACTAGTGCTTGAGCATTGTATTCCTTAGTTACACCCAATTCAATCTGAGTACCACCAGGCTCAGGACCAGGAGAAGCAGTGATAGGATGAGCTTCCCTTGCAGCTAGTGCAATAGTACGGAAGACTTTCTTATCATATGCCTCAGCCAAAGCATGACCGATCTTGGCAGAGATTTCAGATCTCAAAGAGTAGTGAGCCAGAGTTTCATCCAGATCATAGACGAATGCACTGGAGATGAGAAGGTCATCACACTGGATGGTCTTCTCAGCTACTGGAGGATCACCGGATCCCAGGATTGGTTCTCCTGGAGTATGGTAAGCCGCCTGCATACGTCCCGTAAAGATGAACTGTAAGCTCTTGCCGTTCTTAAGTGTACGGCGCTGCACAGTTTCACGTGCAATTGTTGCTGACTCATAAGCTTTGAATAGCTCACCTGAGAACAGCTTTAGATAGGTTGCGTACTTGGTATCATATGCAACTGAACCTGCGGTGTTTGATACCGCTTTATTCAGAGCACCAAGTACTGATTGCGTGGCGTTAGCCATTGTTAGTACGAGAGTAGTATAAGTTTACAGACTCTCAACGTTGAGAAA